CCTGTGCGGGCCGGGGGCTGTGCCCTGCTTGATCAGGCGTCCGAAGCCCGCTGGCCGTCCCGGGCAGCGCCGGCACCCGGGGAACGCCCAGAGAGAGTTGTGTTCCCGGTTCCTACCGCTGCTCCAATCGGTTTCCCAACCTCACATTTCCCATGCGTCCATGACGCCGTGAACCGCAGGTTTCCTGGGGTTTTGCTGCCGTGGCTTGGGGGTTGGAGAACGCAACGACCCCGGAAATCGCTCTCCGCATGGCGATTTCTCTCCAAGGCTTGGGGGTAAGCCGATTTAACCGACAATCCTTAACCCTATGGAATCTGTGGATATTCTGAAACCGGGATGGCCCCGGGTTGGCGGTCCGACTGCTGGCCAATGGCAACTGGGCGCGAACTACTCTGGGTCGCTATGTCGAAGGGCGCCGCCGGCGAGGCCCGCGACGCCCAACAACATTACTTCGGTCGGCCTGCCCCGTTCTTAGTCGGGTCGGTCAGGACATACCCCATGCCCGACTTGGGCGTGGGCGGAAGCGGCTCGCCGCGGACTACCGTCCGCTCGTCACCTGTACGTCCGCCACGAGGGCCGACTTGCTCGTACTGACCAGATCGCGGGGCACTCTGCCCCGGCTTGTATCGATCGCTCATGATACCTCCTGATGCGATCGGCGCAGTTTCCACTTGCCTTCCCGATTCCGCCTGCCTTACTGGCAATCGACTCGTTGGTTCGGAACGGGATGGCCACCTGCGAGGGTGCGCCATCACCTCGCCGGATCTCCTTTGAGGGGGTGGGGTGATGCCCCGCCCCCTTTATTTTTGCTCGGCCATCAAGCGGCTGACCTCCCCTGTCCCGAGCAGCTGCGCGAACTTCCGGTAGTCCTTGGTCTCGTACCGGATACGGCCCGCCACGATGGCTTGGTGAACACCCAGCCTCTGCGCGAATGCAGAGATTCGAGCGTAGCTTGGCGTTCGGGTCAGCTTGGCCGCGTCCCACTCCGCCCTTGGAATAAGCGCCTCCTCAGCCGCGAGATCGGCCTCCTGCTCGCGCACGTCCTCGTTCCGCGTCGGCGCATCGCGCAGATCCATGTCGTCCAGGAAGGCGTCGGTCGAGGCATGCAGGTGCTGGCCGACATGGGCGAGTTCGTGCAGCAGGCAGAACCAAAAATTGTCGAGCCGATCGTGACGCAAGGTGAGTGCAACGACCGGTGCATTTGCATCCGCGACCATCAGTGCTGCGCCGTCGAGGTATGTCCGCTTCAAATGGGGCACGAAAAGAAGATGTATGCCGTGCCGAGCAAGCTCCTGCTGCGCGGTAAGCGGCCCATCCTCACGCGCGCTCAGATGCGCGATGCCCGTCAGGAAGTCCTTTGTGACCGTGCCAGGTCGATAGGTGGCCGCGAGCGGATGCGAGCGTGCGACGGCCAAGACCCGGATCGTCCAGGCGAACAGCGCGTATGGATCGGCCTTCGCGTTCGGGCTCCGACCGTCGCCACGGCGCCAGAGCGGCGCCGGCACGGCCCGCATGCCACCCGCCGCCGCTAAAAGGCTGCGGCCGATCTCCTCCGCCCGATCGCGCACCCGACCGGCAGCCTCGCACCAGCCCCGCTTGCCCATCTCGATAAGCGGCAGGCGGGGCCACTCGACCTGGGACGCTTCGTCATCGATGGCGCTTGGCTCGAGCTCGTCGGCCTGCTCCTGCAGCAGGACCTCGGCCGGGATACCGAGGTTCTTGTGAAGCGCGCGGATCATCGCCAGGGAAAGCGGGCGCTTCCCTGAAAGCACCTCAGACACCTTCCCGCGGCTGCCGATGTGCGGCGCAAGGTCCCGAGGCTCGAGCCCGAGCTGCTCCATGCGAAAGCGAATCGCTTCCACCGGTGTCGGCAGCGCGATGGGGAAGTGCTTACGCTCGTAGGCCTCGACCAGATCCGCGAGGACCGTCAGCTCATCACTGTCCGCGACCGGACGAACGTCGACGTCCATCAGCGCGTCGATGCGCGCGAGTGCGGCCTGGCGATCCGCCTCCGTCTTGATTGGCTTCACCTGGGCCATGGTCAAACCTCGTCCACCTTGATCTTGTCGTACTCGGCGTGCGTCCCGAACCAGCGGATCCGAACAACCCCCGTCTCGAAATCGATGCCCGTGACGAGCCGGTACTTGTTGCCGCCGATGTCGAACACGAGTCGCTTCTTCACCATGTCAGTGGCCGGGAAGCTCTCCTTCACGTCCTTGAACGACCGCCAGCAGGCATTCTCGACCTCCGCCTTCCAGGCCGACAGCCGCCCGCGAGCCCCGGCATGCGCCTTCTGGGCTTTAGCCAGGATGTCTGCGCCGACGATCTTCATGTAGCCCACCACGGTACCGGGATCAAGTTACTTGCTCCCATTCAGGGATCACTTCGATCTAGGATGCCTAACCGAAATCGGGAGCGGAATGCCAGCCCGAATCCAGCGGCCTTGACGATGTGTTTGCTATAGCATATCTCGCATATATGACAATCACCGCCGCCATCCCCGCCCTACTGCGCGAAATCCGCACGAAGCTCAGCCTCAGCCAAGAGCTCCTGGCCGAGCGACTCGGCGTCTCATTTGCGACGGTGAACCGTTGGGAGGCCGGCGCGAACACACCGCAGCGTGCTGCCCGCGAGGCAATCCTGCAGCTCGCTGAGGAGGCGGGCATTGGCGCCGATGCGCCGGAAGCAACCCATGGCGCTTCATTGTCGGGGGCAACCGAAGGCGCAGGACCCGGCCGCCGGAGGCGGGGCATGGCCCGAAGCCCGGTCCTGACCGCGAGCACGACGAAGCCCATGGAGCAGATGCTCTGGGATGCCGCCTGCTCCATTCGCGGCGAGAAGGATGCCCCGAAGTTCAAGGACTACCTGCTGCCACTCCTCTTCCTGAAGCGGCTCTCAGACGTGTTCGACGACGAGATCGCGCGGTTGGCGGAGGACTACGACGACCGCGGGACGGCCCTGGAGATTGCGGAAGGGGACCACTCGCTGCTCCGCTTCTACCTGCCGCCTGAGGCCCGCTGGGCGGTGATCAGCGGCCGCGAAGCCTACTCCTGGCCAGACGGCGACAAGCCCAAGGATATCGGCGAGCACCTGACAAAGGCGGTTCGGGCGGTGGTGAAGCAGAACCCGCGGCTCTCCGGCGTTCTGGACGTCGTGGACTTCGCCGCGGAGCGGAACGGCGAGCGCGACATCAACCCGGCCAAGCTCCGCCTGGTGGTCGAGACCTTCTCTGACCCCCGTTACCGCCTTGGCCTTGCGGATGTGCAGCCGGACTTCCTCGGGCGCGCCTACGAATACCTGCTGCGGAAATTCGCCGAGGGCTCAGGGCAGAGTGCCGGCGAGTTCTTCACCCCGACCGAGGTCGGCTTCCTGATGGCACACATCATGCGGCCGCGGCCGGGGGAAGCATGCCACGACTATGCCTGCGGTTCGGCTGGCCTGCTGGTGAAGTTGCAACTCGTGGCGCGTGAACTCGACCCAACGAGCAAAGTGCCACTGAAGCTCACGGGCCAGGAGCTGCAGGCCGAGAGCTACGCGGTCGCGCAGATGAACGGCATCATCCACGACATGGAGATCGAGATCGCCCGCGGCGATACGATGATCAATCCGAAATTCCGAACCGCTGATGGCAAGGTTCGCGCGCACGACATCGTCGTGGCGAACCCGATGTGGAACCAACCCTTTGCGCCCGACGTGTTCGCAAATGACCCATTCGACCGCTTTCGTACGGCAGGAGGGGTTACCACGGGGAAAGGCGATTGGGCTTGGCTGCAGCACACCCTGGCCTGCCTGAACGACAATGGCCGCGCGGCGGTCGTACTCGACACAGGCGCGGTGACGCGCGGCTCCGGATCCAAGAACGAGGATAAGGAACGGAACATCCGGAAATGGTTTGTTGATCACGACCTAATCGACGGCGTGATCCTGCTGCCGGACAACTTATTTTATAATACCCCCGCCACGGGCGTGATTGTCGTACTGAACAAGCGGAAGCCTAGCGCCCGAAAGGACAAGATCGTCCTGCTCAACGCCAGCCGACGCGTGCAGAAGGGTAAGCCGAAGAACTACATCCCGGACGAGGCGATCAGACTCCTTGCTTCAGCATATCTGAAGGGTGAACCGATCGACGGTGAACTCATCGTCATCACGCGTAAGCAAGCTGAGGAGGCCGACTACCATCTCAGCCCCAGCCGGTGGGTGGGGCAGACTGAGGAAACTAACCATGCTTCCGTCTCGGTCTTGCTCTCCGAACTCGCTAGACTGCAAGAAAAGGACGCATCATTAACTGCCGACCTTCTTCGCGTGCTCGGCCCCATCTCCGCGGAGATTTCGGATGTCTGATTGGCACACAGAAATTGTGGAGGACTGCTTGGTGCGACTGTCGCTCAACACGGCGGCCAAGTTGCAGACGCAGGCGTACCGGACATCGGGGCGGTTTCCAGTCGTCGATCAGGGTCAGGCCCTGATTGCCGGCTGGACCGATGAGGAAGATGGTCTAGTTGCGGCTGATCTTCCAGTCATTGTATTTGGAGATCATACAAGGGCTTTTAAATATATCGACTTTCCATTCGTCCGTGGAGCAGACGGCACACAGATTTTGAAGCCAAAGACTGAGATAAACGCCTTGTTTTTTTATTATTATTTAAAAAATCTTGAATTACCAAGCAGGGGCTACAATCGGCACTTCAGGGAACTCAAACAAAAAGTAATTTCTTATCCGTCATACGGAGAACAAAAGGACATAGCGTGCACGCTTCGGCTGGTGGAGGACATGCTGTCCCTCCAGGCGGCCCAACTCCTGACCCTCCACGACTGCAAGCTTACGGCGATGCAGGCGCTGTTCACGCGTGGAGTGCGAGGCGAGGCGCCGAAAGAAACAGCAATTGGGTCCATTCCCGAGTACTGGGAGATCATGCCAATTTCTGCGCTTGGGAAGATCGTCACTGGCACTACGCCGCCGACCAACAACGAAGCCAACTACCTTGACGGCAATATACCGTTCATCGCGCCGGGTGACATCCAGCACGGCAATCATATTACTCGAACCGAAAAATCAATAACCGCTCAAGGCCTAGCTCACTCTCGGAAAATTGAAATTGGAGCTACATGCTTTGTCTGTATAGGCTCGACGATTGGTAAGGTTGGATATGTCACGTTCCCGATTTGCGCATCAAACCAACAAATAAATTCGATTCTTCCGCGCGCCGATTTCGATGCACAGTTTGTATTCTACCTTATGACTTTTTGGTCTAACCACGTGCGCACGCAGGCATCGCCAAGCCCTGTTCCGATTCTAAGTAAAGGAGCCTTCGAGCAGATTCAAATTGCCACAACACTAGACGTGAATGAGCAACGCGAGATTGTTGCTATTCTTTCCGTCATTGACCGAAAGATCGACCTGCACCTCGCCAAGCGCTCTCTTCTGGAAGAGCTCTTCAAAGTTCTTTTGCAAAAGCTGATGACTGGTGAGTTACGCGCCGATCAGCTCGACCTGGCAGCCCTCTCGTCAGCCAAACCGCAGGAAGCCGCAGCATGACGGGTCTCAAGATCGGAGAGGCTGGCACCGTCCAGTTCCCCATGGTGAAGCACGCGTCCGAGATTGGCTGGACGCCACTCACCCCGGAGGTGGCGAAGCAGAAGCGCGGCGGCGAGGCTGGGATGCTGCTGCGCGACGAGCTGGAAGCCAAGCTAGCGGCGTTCAATCCATGGATGACGACGGACGCGATCCGGTCGGTCGTTGAGACCCTGGACGCTCTGCCCGCTACCGTCGACGGCAACCGAGAGATGCTCCAATGGCTTCGTGGCGAGCGGGGGTGGTACGACGAGGCCGAGAAGCGGCACCGCGCCATCCAACTCATCGACTTCGAGCGCACCGACGCGAACGCATTTCACGTTTCCTGGGAATGGACGCTGAAGCCGCCAGCCCGCAAAGGCAACCGCGCCGATGTCATGTTCACCGTCAACGGCGTCCCGGTCTGCATCGTCGAGCACAAGAACCCCAAGGACGGCGACGCCATCGAGCGCGGCATCAAACAGCTGCGTCGCTACGAGATCGAGACGCCCGAGCTGATCGGTGCGCCCCAGGTCTTCAATGTCACCCACCTGCTCGACTATTGGTATGGCGTTACCTGGAATGTCACCCGCCGCGACATGGCACGCTGGAAGCAGACGCCAGACGAAGCCTACCGCTTCGCCGTTCAAGCCTTCTTCGAACGGACCGACTTCCTCCGCACGCTGCAGCACTGGATCCTCTTCTATGTGCAGGACAGCGAGACGAGGAAGTCCATCCTCCGCCAGCACCAGCGCCGCGCCATCGACGCCATCGTCGAGCGCTGTGCTGACCCGGCCAAGACGCGCGGCCTGATCTGGCACACGCAGGGCTCCGGGAAGACCTTTACCCTGCTTACGGCTGCAAAGATCATCCTCGAACAGAAAGAGCGTTTCCAAAACGCCACGGTCATCCTGGTGGTCGATCGGACAGAACTCGAGGGACAGCTGAAGGGCTGGGTCGAGCGCCTGCTGGGCGAGATGCAAAAGCAGGACATCGCCACCAAGCGAGCCAACACGAAGGCAGAGCTGCAGCAGCTGCTCGACGCGGATTTTCGCGGCCTTATCGTCTCGATGATCCACAAGTTCGAGGCCATCCGGAAGGACAGCTCCGCCCGCGACAACATCTACGTCTTCATCGATGAAGCACACCGGTCGGTCGCCAAGGACCTCGGGACGTACCTGATGGCCTCGGTGCCGAACGCGACTATCATCGGCTTCACCGGCACCCCCATCGCCGACACGGAGCAGGGCAAGGGCACGTTCAAGATCTTCGGCACCGAGGACGAGAACCGCTACCTCGACAAATACTCCATCAAGGAATCGATCTCGGACGAGACGACGCTGCCCATCAAGCACGTGCTCGCGCCCAGTGAGATGACCGTGCCTGTGGATCGCCTCGACAAGGAGTTCTTCGACCTCGCCGAAGCGGAGGGCGTGACCGACATCGAGGAGCTGAACAAAGTCCTCGATCGCGCCGTCGGCTTGCGGACCTTCCTCAAGGCCGATGACCGGATCGCGAAGGTGGCTGCGTTTGTCGCAAACCACTTCAAGGAGAATGTGCTGCCGCTAGGCTACAAGGCCTTCGTCGTTGCCGTCGACCGCGAGGCTTGTGCCAAGTACAAGCAAGCGCTCGACGCGCTGCTACCGCCCGAATGGACCGAGGCAGTCTACACGGAAAATGCCGCCGACATCGTGGATCGGCCCCTCGTCGCTCGGCTCCAGCTCACCGAGGAGCGGGAGGAGGACGTCCGCCTCCTGTTCAAGAAGGCCGACAAGGAACCGCGCATCCTCATCGTCACGGACAAGCTGCTCACCGGCTACGACGCGCCTCTCCTTTACTGTCTGTATCTCGACAAGCCGATGCGGGATCACGTGCTCTTGCAGGCCATCGCGCGTGTGAACCGCCCCTATGTCGACAAGGAAGGCGTGCGGAAGCAGGTCGGCCTGATTATCGATTTTGTCGGTGTCCTGCGTGAGCTTAAGAAAGCGCTGAAGTTCGATTCGGATGACGTTGAGGGCGTCATTGAGGACCTCGAACTGCTGCTCGCCGACTTCAAGGTCAAGATGGCGAAGGCAGAGGTCGATTACCTCGACGCTGGCGAGGGCGGTGATGCCGACGAACGCCTGGAGCGGGTGATCTATGGCCGGTTCCTTGAACCTGAGCCACGGAAGGCGTTCTTCGAGGCTTACAAGGACATCGAAAATCTGTGGGAGATTCTCTCACCGTCGAAGGATCTGGTGGACCACATCGGCAGCTTTAAGCGTCTGGCCCAGCTCTACGCGGCCGTCCGCAATGCCTATGCCGACAAGGTCGGCTTCGTGGCTGATCTCGCCTACAAGACGCGCCGCCTGGTCGAGCAGAATGCAACGCAGGAGGGTCTTGGCAGTCTCACGAAGAGCGTGACGTTCGACGTGAGGACCCTCGAAGCTCTTCGCAGCGAGAAGGGCTCGCCAGAGGGCAAGGTCTTCAACTTGGTCCGCGGCCTGCAGAAGGACATCGACGACGATGCCGACACGGCCCCGGTTCTCCAGCCGCTCAAGGATCGCGCCGAACGCATCCTGAAGGACCTCGAGAGCCGGAACACGACCGGCCTCGCCGCAATGGACTTGCTCGCCGCACTTGCTGCCGAAAAGAAGGCAGCAACCCAGGCCGCCAAGGACAGCGGATTGACCCCGAAGGCGTTCGCCGTGTTCTGGCGGCTGAGAGAAGAAGCCGCGATCAAGGCAAGCGCCGTCGATCCGATGGAACTCGCACGCGAGATCGAAAAGCTCCTGCTGCGGTTCCCGAATGCGCGGGTAAATCCCGACGAGCAGCGCCAGCTTCGCGCTGCGCTATATCGTCCGCTGCTACCTGTCGCGAAAGAGCATCGCGCCCGCTTGGTCGAGCTGACGATGGAGCTGATTCTTCAGTGAGGTGGCCGATGGTCGACTCACTCACCCCGGCTGCGCGCCTGCGTCGGCGCGTCGATGCTTGGACTGTCCGCCTTCGCGTGGCACCGCGCGTCGTGAGGATTCAGCGGATGACGAAGAAGTGGGGTTCGTGCTCCACTGCTGGCACCGTATCGCTCGCCATCGATCTCGATGAACAAGATCCTGGTTTCCAGGATTTCGTCATCGTGCACGAACTCCTCCACCTGAAGGTGCCAAATCATGGACGCCTCTTCCGCGCACTGATGAGTGTCCATGTGCCTAACTGGCGGATTCACGAGGTTTCTCGTACGTCCAGCGCATTTCTCGTCCGTGCGGCTGATCGACATGGATCCCAGCGAAGGGGCGGACGCTAATCAGCTCACAGAGAGAATGTGCCGAGTGACTGCTGCTTCCAGTCCACAGGCAGCGGCTCCAGCAATGCTGGTAGCGTCAGGCCCCGATCGCGTCCGTTGAGGATGGCTTCAACGATATCCGGCGCAAGCAGAGTCAGACGGAGCACCTGCCCGACATAACCCCGGTCGACTTTCTCGGCAGCCGCCATTTCGCTGATGCTCGCGTAGCGCCCGTCATCCAGCATTCGCTGGTAACGGAACGCCCTGGCGAGTGCCTTCACTAGCGCCGGGTCGGCGCGCGTCGTGACCGGCGCCACGCCATCGGTCATCGGCGTCACGACGGTCTTCCGACCCGGCCTATGCCGAATCGCCAGCGGCACCCGGACCGTGATGCTGGTCGCGGTCGTCATGCTGCCGCCTTCAGGGCAGCCGGCGCGATGGCGGTGAGGTCACGGACGAGGCCGCCGAGCCCGTCCAGCCGCAGCCGAATGTCCGCGCCGGCTGGGCCGACCACCACCCGCTCCACCAGCGACCTTACAATGCGTGCCTGCTCCGCCGGGAATAGGTGCTGCCAAAGCGCGTCGAGCCGGTGCAGGGCGTCGTGGGTCTCGCCCTCGGTCAGATCCGGCGCTTCCCTGCGCGCTGCCCGCCAGGTGCCGACCACGATCTCAGGCTGTCGCAACAGCGCCCGGACCTGGTCCACCACCGCCGCCTCGATCTCCGCCGCCGACACCCGGCGGACGATGCTGGCGTCCCCCGCGGCGTCGCCCTTCAGCACCCGCTGCGCGACATAGTAGCGGTAGAGCCGGCCATTCTTCCGGGCATGAGTCGGCGACAGTGCCCGGCCATCCACCCCGAAGATCAACCCCTTCAGCAGCGCCGGCGTCTGCGCCCGATTCTGGTTGGCGCGGACCCGCGGGCTGACCTGCAGCACAGCATGCGCCCGATCCCAGAGCTCCCGCGGCACGATCCCCTGGTGCTCGCCTGGATAGATCTGCCCCTTGTGCGCGGCCTCGCCGACATAGGTTCGGTTGTTCAGCAGCTTGTAGACATCGCCCTTGTCCAGCGGCCGGCCTGCCTTGCTGGTGGCGCCCTCCGCCCGGAGGCGGGCCACCGTCTCGATGCCCGATCCGGTCTCCGCGAAGATCTCGAACACGCGGCGCACGCGCGGCGCCTCGTCCTCATTCACCACCAGTTTGCGGGCCACGACGTCGTAGCCGAGCGGCACCTTGCCGCCCATCCACATGCCACGGGCGCGGGAAGCAGCGAATTTGTCCCTAATTCGCTCGCCAATGACCTCTCTTTCGAATTGGGCAAAGCTGAGCAGGATATTCAGCGTCAGCCTGCCCATCGACGTGGTGGTATTGAAGCTCTGCGTCACGCTGACAAACGTCACGCCATGCGCGTCCATCACCTCCACCAGCTTGGCGAAATCCATCAGTGAGCGGCTGAGGCGGTCAATCTTGTAGACCACGATGACATCGACCAGGTCGGCCTGGATGTCGCGCAGCAAGCGCTGCAGCGCAGGGCGCTCCAGTGTGCCGCCGGAGAACCCGCCATCATCGTAGCGATCGCGGACCAGCACCCAACCTTCAGCGCGCTGGCTGGCGATGTACGCCTCGCAAGCGTCACGCTGCGCATCCAGGGTGTTGAACTCCTTGTCCAGCCCCTCGTCCGTGGACTTCCGCGTGTAGACCGCGCAGCGGAGCTTCTTCGTGGTGGCCGGCATCGCCGGCTCGATGCGAGCGCGCCGGGTCATGCGTCACCCCGCGCGCGCAGCCCGAAGAACGTCCAGCCGTTCCAGCGTGTGCCGGTGATGTGGCGTGCGATGGCGGACAGGGACTGGTAGGGCCGCCCCTCGAATTCGAAGTCGTTCACGCGCACCGTGACCACGTGCTGCACGCCCTGCCATTCCCGGATCAGGCGAGTGCCAGCCAACGGCCGGCTGTCGGCGCGAATGCGGCGCAGAACGACGTTGCCGCCATCGAGTTGTTCACCCAGCGCCACCAGCCGGTCGACGGTCTCGGGCTTCAGCCCGCCATACGCGAGCTCTTGGATCCGATACGCGAGCCGGCTCTGGATATAGGCGCGGTTCCAGGGCGGCGGCTCCTTGCCGAACAGCTCCCGCCATTGGTCCTTCAGCATGACGGTGGGCGCCGCCTGTAGCGCGGCGAGCCGGCTCAGCACCTGCGTCGGCGGGATCTTCGGGATGGTAGGCGCCGGCGGCGCAGCATCATGCTGCCTCGCCTTCGTGGTCGATCTTCTAGTCATGCGACTCCCTCTCTCCTGGGGTTCGCATGACGGCGCTGCCTGGCGGTGGAGTGTAGGTGAACGTCTCTCCGCCCTCGGGCCTGGGCGAGTTCGCACGCATCATCCTCGGCAGCGCGGCTGCGCAGCCGCAGCAGGCCGCGGGCGAGGAGGTCGCAGACCTCGCGCAGATGGGGTGGGAGATGATGGTTCAGGGCGCGGGGCGATGAATGCTGCACGCGGCGCTGATGGCAGAGACGCCGCTAGCCGCGCAATGCACTCATTGCAGCGATTTTCGGCGTCAGGCTCCGACCTGCCGCCCGAGCCAGGTCACGCGGCCCACCACGGTGATGTCGTCCGGTTGGAGGTCGCTGAAACAGGGGTAGTGCTCGCGATTGTCGGAGATGACGGTGACCAGACCAGTGAGGGGATTCGCAGCGACGCGCTTGGCCTGCAGACCACCCGCGGTGCGGAGCAGATAGATGCCGTCCTTCTGCTGTGGCCGCCGGCTGCCCATGTCCACCAGGACGCGATCACCGTGGCGCAGAGTCGGCTCCATCGCATCGCCGTCGATCACCACGACGATGAGGTCGCCGATCTCGCCCTGCGAGACCTGACGGAGCCAGTCGACGCGGAACGCGGTCCGATACACCGGCGCTTCAGGCAGTCCAGCATCGCCGGCCACGGGCGACGCGGCGTCATAGACCGGGACCATCGCGTATCGGTCGCCGCCGATCTGCACGATATCCGGCATCGCTGCCCGGCTTCGACCGGTGGCCGATCCCCCGCCTGATTCGAGATAGGCCAGGATCTGCGGCACCTCGTGCACGCGCAGCGGACGCTTGCCGGTGAGCAGACGGCTCACCGTGCTGTTGTCGACGCCGAGCACCGCGGCGAGCCCCTTCTGGGACTTTCCGGGGCGTGCAAGCCCCTCCTTAATCTGCTCGACCGTGACCAAGGCCGAATAGGGGGCCTCGGGCGCAGGGGCGGGGCGCATTCGGCCCATCGGCTCACTCCATTCTGGCCGCGCGGCGACACGTGTCACCGATGAATGAGAGCAACGATGTTGCGAGAAACGCAACACATGATCTCTCATGCGGAATTATCGAGAATAGTGCATTGCCCAGCGTGCGGCGCGCTGGTTAAGCGCAACTCATGATTGAACCCGCAAGCACGATCATCACACGATTTGGTGGGTCCGGACCACTCTCCCGCCGCCTCGGCCTCGACCGCAGTGCGGTCCACCGCTGGGCGCTCCCGCGGCACCGCGGCGGCAGCGACGGCTTGGTGCCGGCGAAGTATCACCAGCGCCTGCTGGCCATGGCGACGGCGGAGGGGATCGTCCTCACCGCAGCCGATCTGGTGGGTATGTCCCCCGTCAGCAGCACGCCGCCCACTTCGCGGGCCGACGACGGATAGCCGTCCGGCGCTTCACGCGCCGCTCCCTCGCACATCCCCATCCCGCCACCGCCCGCATCGGAGCATGACGCATGCTGTCCGCACGATCCTGCATGTCCGAAATCCAACTCGCCGCCGCAGTCATCCATCGCGCGCTGGAGGACGCCATCACGCCCAATGAGCGCCTGGCCAAACCACGCATCATCCAAGGCGCGCACGGGCGCCGTCAGGTCTTCACGCCCGGCCTCAAGCCCCGCGATCGCGAGGAAGCCGTCCGCTTCCTGCTCGACGACGGCGAAGGCTGGACCGGCGCCCGTGAAGCCTGGTGCGAGCAGGCCGACCTTGATCCGTTGACGCTGCGTCGCCGCGCGCTGCAGCGGATCCCGATCGAGCACATCCCTGCCGAATTGCGCGCGCGATTGCTGTCCATGCCCGCGCCGGCGGGCATGCACCGCCCCCCGCTTCCGGCGGCAGCCTTCGTGGCATCCGCAACGCCGCTGTCGCTGGAGGCCGCATGATGGCCGCGTCCATTCCGAACCGCCTCACCCTTGATGCCGTCCGCCGCCTGCCGGTTGGCGACGTTATGGGCCTACCGTCCGAGCACCTCGCCCTGCTGCAGGCGGATGCGCGCGAGGCGCTGGAGGCTGCCAAGCGCACGGCAGACTGGGTCGAGGGGGCGATCGCGTTGCGGTACCAGCAGCGTGCCGTCGCCGCGCGGGCCGTGGCCGGTAAGGACACCGGGACGGTGCACTTTGTGGACGGCACCGTCGAGGTCACGGCCGACCTGCCGAAGAAGGTCGAATGGAACCAGCCCCAGCTGGCCACACTCGCCGAGCAGATCCGCGCCGGCGGCGAGAATCCTGGTGAATATGTCGAGGTCAGCTTCCGGGTCTCGGAGCGCGCCTATGCCGCCTGGCCGGAGCGCATTCGCAGCGCCTTCGAGCCGGCACGGACGGTGCGCACCGGCAAGCCGACCTATCGCCTCGCCATCCTCTCCGACATCGAGCTGCGCGACAGTCCGCATACCGGCGTCCCCGCTGCCCTGGTGAGGAACGGCTGATGGCGCTGCGCATCGTCACTGCCGACGAACGCCTATCGCGCGCGGCGAACAAAACCACCATGGCGCTGTTCGGTCCGAGCGGCGTGGGCAAGACCACGCAGCTCAAGACCCTGCCCGCGGCGGAGACGATCTGCATCGATCTCGAGGCCGGCCTCAAGTCGGTGCAGGATTGGCGCGGCGACAGCATCCCGGTGCGTTGCTTCGAGGATGCGATCGACATCGCCTGCCTGGTCGGGGGCGTGAATCCTGCGGCCGATCCGCAAGGGTTCTTCTCGGAGGGGCACTATCAGCACCTCGCCGCGGCGCATCCGGACCTGGTGCGGCTGATCGCCAGCAAGTCGATTGTCTTCCTCGACAGCATCACGGACCTCACGCACCAGGCCATGGCCTGGGCCAAGACGCGGCCCGAAGCCTTCTCCGACAAGACCGGCAAGCCCGACACGCGCGGCGCTTATGGCCTGCTCGCCCGCGAGGTCATCGGCCTGCTGAAGCACCTGCAGCACGCGCCGGGCAAGACCACGATCATGGTCGGCATCCTGGAGAAGGTCACCGACGAGTTCGGCAAGGTCACCTGGCAGCCGCAGATGGAAGGCGGCAAGGCCGCGCGCGAGCTCCCCGGCATCGTCGATCAGGTGGTGTCGATGGCGCTGTTCTCCCGCGACGGTGACGCCTGGCGCCACGACCCCGAGCGCGGCAGCGAGCGTCGGCTGGTCTGCCGCGCCGGCAATGCCTTCGGCCTACCCGCGAAGGACCGCTCCGGCCGGCTCGACGAGACCGAGCCGCCGGACCTCGCCGCCCTGCTTCGCAAGATCAACGCCCAAGCCAGCACCCGGGGGTGATGCCCATGTACGACATGAACGATGCCGAACTGCCGCGCGGTTCCGACCTCATCCCGGACGGCAGCTTCGTCAAGGTGACGATGGCCATCCGCAAGGGTGGTCTCGACGGCCAGGGCGAATCGGATCGCGGCCTGCTCAAGGCGACCAAGAGCCCGGGCAGCGACGTGAAGATGTTGGACTGCGAGTTCACGGTGATCGCCGGCCAGCACATTCGCCGCAAGTTCTGGCAGACCTTCACCGTCATCGGCGGGAAGGTCGACGAGCAGGGTGTCTCCATCGGCTGGAAGATCTCGAAGGGCATCTTCCGGGCGATGATCGACAGCGCCCTCAGCCTCGATCCGCAAGATATGGGCGAGGCGACCAAGGCCAAGCGCATGCTACGGGGCCTCGCCGACCTGCATGGCATCACCTTCGCCGCCAAGGTGCGGGTCGAGCCTGCCGACGACCCGCGTTACAGCGATAGCAACCGCCTGGACCGCGTGGTGCTGCCCGGTGAGCCGGAGTACCGGCGTATCATGGATGGCGAGGCGGTGCCGGCCTCACCCACCCAGCGGGCATCGCGGACGGCGGCGGCCGCGGTCGCACCAGGCGGGGCGCCTGCCTGGGCCACGCCTGCCGCGTCCCAGGTGCCCGCGGCGGCGACCCGCAGTTGGGAACGTCCGGCGCCAGCCGCCCCCGCCCAAACGCCGCCGCCGGCCCCAGCGGCCATCTCGGGCGGCCCGGCCTGGCTGAACGGCTGATGACGGCATGGCCCGACGACGCTGGGCGGGGGCGCGGCCGACACCGCGCCCCGCGGCATCCACGCCGCCGCCGCCCCTCCCGGGGTGCACCCCGGCGGATCAGGTCCGCCGCCTCACCTGCGCCCTGTGCCGGCGCGAGGCGAAGGGCTTCGGCTATGTGCATGAGCTTCGCGTCGGTCTCCATCCGAAGCTGTCGTTCTGCTCGATGCGCTGCTGCGAAGCCGGTAGCGCTCTGGCGCGGCGGAGCGGCGGCGTGATCGACAAGACCCCGATGGAGGTGCGCGCGGTGAAGGACGCGCGACGCCCGCTCGCCGCGGTGCTGGTGGAGCTGCATCTCATGGCGCCGTTCCATGACCGCAGCGCGATGGAGATCGATCGCATCATCGAGGCCTGTGTCGATGGCTTCCAGGCATCCATGCAGCGCCAGGCCGCCAAGCGGGATCCGCTCGACGACCCGATTCCATTTTAGGCGTCGGCGTCATGCTCGATCTCAATCATGGCTCCGGGCTGGTCTACGGCCGCGTCGCAGCTGACACCGCCAACACCACCGCGCGCATCAACGTGCACGTCGACGCCGCGCTGGTCGCGCGGAACCGTCAGCAGGTGCCGCGCGACTATCTCGGCGGCAGTCGGGTCGGCGAAGCCTGCGCGCGCAAGCTGGTCTACGAGATCACGCACACGCCAAAGGACGTCGACCGCGACTTCGATGGCGGCATTCTCCGCATCTTCGACGCGGGGCACCAGTTCGAGACGCTGTCCATTCGCTGGCTGCGCCAGGCGGGTTTCGATCTGCGCGATCGCGGCGCCGAGGGCGTGCAGTTCGGCTTTGCCGCAGTAGGCGGAAAACTGCGTGGCCATGCCGACGGCGTCATCGTGGCCGGGCCCGATGTCGGCATCCGCTGGCCCTCGCTCTGGGAGCATAAGGCGCTCGGCCAGAAATCGTGGAACGACCTCGTCAAGCACGGGCTGCGCCAGTCCAAGCCGATCTACTTCGCGCAGGTGCAGCTCTACATGGCCTATCTCGAACTCGAGGTGGCGCTGCTCACCGCGCTGAACCGCGACACGCTGGCGCTGCACCACGAGGCGGTGCCCTTCGACGCGGCCGAGGCGCAGCGCCTGTCCGACCGCGCCGTCGACATCCTCCGCGCTGCTGATGGCGGCGAACTCCCGCCGCGCATCGCGCAGGCCCGCGATTTCTACCTCTGCCGCTTCTGTCCCTATGCCGCGCGTTGCTGGGAGGCGCCCGCATGAGCTTCACCCCATCTCCCCAACAAGCGGACGCCATCCGCGCCATCGTGGATTGGTTCCAGAACCGCACGCACCAGCA